TGCTGCTTAAGTTCTTAACTACAAGTCATCTTGTAGATAAGTATAAAGGTGACTATCGCAGGTTACCACTTGGTACACAGCTGTTTGAGAATCTTACTGCTGCTACCATAACAAAAGACGAGATATCTAAAGCTCGCAAAGATTATTATGCACCAACAGATTATTGAGGAGGACAAGATGGAAAATGAACTGAGGTACTATCTGGACGTTATCAAAAAGACAATGGAAGAAGGAACCTTCATACCAACGTATATTATTACTGCGGTGAAGTTGCCTGGCGGTGCTATTGAGCTTGCAGTAAACACTTCGTGTATATTAGCAAAAATTGACTATATACTTGAAGCCTACGATGATGACATGCAACTTAAGAGTAATCAAGAGATTAGCATGACTAATCTCATGATAGTATAGGAGGTTAAGATGGACTGTCCATGTAAGGGCTGTGTTCCACCTAAGAGGTCTACTGGAAATGAGGCCCCGTGCCATGGTTATTGTGTTGGATATCTTACGTGGAAAAAAGAACGAGAAGATATAAAGGAGCTGGCTAAGAAAGATCCCTTTATTAACCGGCGATAAAGATTGGAGGACTACATGCTTAAAGATTTATTCAAACAATTACCTAACTGTAAAATAAGCAGCACTGCTGACCAAGTGTCAGATGAGGAAGCTTGGCTTAATGCCAGAACAAAAGGTATTGGTGGCTCTGATATTGGAGCTATCTGTGGGGTTAGCCCGTTTAGCTCTGCTAGGCAGGTTTATCTTACAAAGACTGGACAATACTCTGATGCCCTTACATTCAGTGATGTGGCGAAGGAGCGTATGCACTTCGGGCATATGCTTGAACCTATTGTAGCGGATGAATACGTCAGACGCACGGGAGCACATCTTGTACAGCTTAATGCAACCATGTATCACAAAGACTATCCATGGGCTTTAGCCAACATCGACAGACTCATTGTGGATGATGAAGGAACGCCACTAGGCATTCTCGAGTGTAAAACTACAGGTGAGTACAACAATGAAGCGTGGGAATCAGGCGAGCTGCTTATGTCATATATTTACCAGCTTAATTGGTACCTGTGGATTCTAGGCCTTGAACGTGGAGTGTTTGCCTGCCTCGTAGGTGGTAACAAGTTTTACTACTACGATGTGTTCAGGAATGATGAGCTAGTACAGTACGTCATGTTCCCAGCCGCCAAATCCTTTTGGTTTGACAACGTCTTAGCCCTTAAAGAACCTGAAATGCAGTCTGCAGACACAGAGTTTGCTAATACGACCTACAATACTGTTGTCAAGAACTCAGAGATAGTTCTTGAAGACGATGTGGCGAATGAGTTAGCCGCTACTGTAGTAGATGCAAAAGCTAAGATTAAGGCATATACCGCTACAATGGAAGAAGCTCAGAACAGACTCAAGGATCGGCTTAAAGATGTTGAAATTGGCTACACTAAAGACTTCACCATCAAGTGGTCGCCCCGTTCTCAGACTAGAGTAGACACGGATCTTCTTAAAGTGAACTTTCCTGATATTTATCAGCAAGTTCTTAAGAGGATTGATTTTCGCGCAATGAGCATCAAGGGGGTTATTGAATGAATAAGCTACCATATCCTACACAAGAGGGCGCATCACTGCCTAACTTTAGTAATCAGCTTGCGGCTATGATGGCTATGCAAAAAGCATTTCAGTGCCGCGTTGACCCTCGCTGCTTCAGTCTTGATTACAAAGAGCGCGCTGCGTTTATTCGGGACCACTTCACTCACTGCGTACAAGAGCTTGGTGAGATGCTTCAAGAAGTACCTTTCTATAAGCATTGGAAAGATTACAGTAAGTTGAGTGATGAAGATATCGACAAAGCCTACAATAAGGCTAAAGAAGAACTAATCGATGCATGGCACTTTTTCATGAATCTAGCAATTGGTTTAGGAATGGATCCCGATGACTTTTATGCTATTTACATGGGTAAGCACCAAGAGAACATCCGCCGCCAAGATGAAGGCTATATTCAGGAGGGTACCTAATGATTATCAGTATGCCAGACAGCTGCACCGTTTTAATGGATGGAAAATCAGACCATTCAACAGACTTTGTCTGTGTGTTAGCAAAAGAAAACGGTGATGCGTCTATTTACTACAAGACAGATGCACTTACACTTGGTATGGCTATTAAGCTAATTGCTAAAGAGTTCATCAGATGTGTAGACGAATGCTCGCTTGAGGAGCAACAAGAGATACAGGCTATCCTCGGCGATGCGTTTATTCTAGAGAGGTTTAGAAATGAAGAAGATTGAAGTTAAGATTCTTAATCCAGAGGCTCTGCAAGATGCAGAGAAGATGATGGTTGCCATGGCCCGCTTAACACAGCGGGGTCATGCTATCCATGACATGCATGACTTTGAGGAGCTTCTCAATACAAGCTACCAAGATAGTACTGTGCTACGTATGTCTGAGCTGCCTCACCCCACAATTCAGAAGTTTGGTATTATTAACGTTGCTATTGTCGGCGCGTCGCGGCGCTTCCTCGCTCAAATAACCAGGCATCAAAACGAAGTAAAGTTTATGTCGGGTTCATTGCAATATTCAGACTACTCAGCAGGAGCCGCTTACACAGTGCCGTATGAAATCACCGAGTATGATGCAAAGCATCCCAGCGCTACTTTAACCGGACAGTACCTGGAAGGTTGTGAGCGAGACAAAGAAGAATACACGCATCTGGCAAATCTTGTAGGTAAGGACGCTGCTGGGTACAAGATGCCGCAGGGTATGCGCAATGTGCTGCTCATATCCGCCACGCCCTATCAACTGAAGCACATGATACGCCAACGGACGTGTAACAGGAATACCTTGGAAACGCAATATGTCATGGGCTTGGTATGGGAGCAGTTATATGAACTCAGCCCTATGTTCTTAGACTGTGGGCCCTTCTGTACTAGAGGTCCTTGCCCTGAGGGTAAGATGTCATGCGGCAACCCGTTCAAAAACGGCGCACCGCCTCGTGCGCTGCTTGATGAAAGATTTGGGGTGATAAGATGATACGTCAAGATTACGGTACTTTCTTGCCTAAATGTGACAACTGTGGCAAAGAACTGATGGAGTGCGAAACAATTGGTGGAGCTCTTTATGAGATAGAAGCAGCTGGTTGGACTGATGATCCAAACTACTGCCCAGAATGCCAGGAGGAATTGTATGAAAACGACTAAGATACCAGTGGATAACATGATTATCATCATTACAGAGTCTGCACCAAAGAGTATCGTTGGCATGCTTAAGCATTCTATGAATCTAAGAAGGGCACGGAAAAGATGAAAGGACTATCAGCATGATTCTTATACCAGAGATATTTCTTGACAACACCATCGAGGTGCATAAGAATGTAACCGTTCAGGTTATTATTCCAAAGGATCCGCGTAGAGAAGTTAGTATAGCTTGGACTAGGAATGAAGCAATGATTGCTGAGATGGAAGCAAGTGCAGATCTAGTAACGGATGCAGATGCTATATCTACTAGATACAATGACATAGTGGATGAATATGATGAACAGTTGACAGAAAGAATGCTTCATGATTACTACGTAGAAAAAGAATTGGAGGAACAGAATGAATACAGAAGTACCGAAGCCAACCCCCAAGATTGACAATCTATTATCTTGTCCGAACCCAAAGTGTGAATCAGAGGATGTACACATGAAGTGTAAACCTGGGCTGAACAAAAAGAGGTACTACGTTAGTTGTCGTAAATGTACGGCGCATACTGTACAAAAGTACCTAACCGTTGAAGCAGCCACAAAAGCTTGGAATGGTATACTACGTAAGGAGGCTACAAAATGATTATCATTATTGAAGGAATCGATGGATCCGGCAAATCTACGCTTGCAAAGCAGATAAGCAAACAAACAGGATACCCCATCGTGCATCGCAGTAACCCTAAGTCTGAGGATGAGAAGAAGCGCATGCATGAAGAATATCTGCTAGCTATCAGCCATAAGAAGAATGTCATCTTCGACCGTTGCTGGTACTCTGAAATGGCCTATGGCCCTGTGATGCGTGATGCTTCATGTATTACGTATGCTGGTATGTATGAGCTTGAAAAGCGCCTGGCAAAATCAGGCGCCATGATTATATACTGCACTGGTCCTAAGAGTGCCTTATGGAACAGAGCTATGGAGCGCGGTGAGTCTTACGTTGTAAGCAAAGATCAGTTCAACACTATCTATGACAATTATGAGGACCTCTTCAGCATTCCTCATTATGTCCCGGTGGTACACTATGAATACAAAGAAGTGTGAGAAATGCGGATGGGAATATCCAATTGACTATCCAGATAAACGTTGTAAGTTTTGCAATACTATTTTTAAGAAGAGAATTTGTAGTGACTGCGGTACTTACACAGACATTATGCCTAAAGGTTCTATCTGTATGAAGTGTCAGTATCAACGAACCAAGAAGGGTGCTGATAGGCGGTACCGCGATCATTATATAAAGGTACGCAAGGAAGCAGCAGATAAGCTAGCCCACTGGCAGAAGCTCTTCGCCGCGGTGCCCACCCCTTTAAGGACTTTAACAGAAGAAGAATGGGTAGCAGCCTGTAAGCACTTTGGTAAATGCGCGCTGTGTGGAATTGAAAGCATTGATGCTAGAGGGATGTTCATACCGTTTGACCTTGGTGGTAGGTACGCAGCCTGGAATATAATCCCTATATGTGACAAGTGTGCCACCAAGTTAAAGCTACAGCCAAATCCGTTCGTTAGAAATGACCCGCATCTTTACCCCACACCAGTACCTACTAAAGCAATTGAAGAATATTTGATGCCTATATTAGAAAGGACTATACGAGATGCGCAAAGAAGTATTCAAGAGGTTTGTCCAGGACCTGGCGACCCTATCTAAATGTACTGAGCGCCACGTCGCCGCTATAATCACTGACAGAGAGATGACACAGGTATTCTCAATAGGCATCAATGGTGGGCCAAAAGGTTCTGCTGATTGCCTCTGTGCTCAAGAAGGTAAGTATGGCTGTATTCATGCTGAGATCAACGCTTTGATAAAGTGTCGCAGCAGCGAACCTGGTAAAATAATGTTTGTAACTCTTTGCCCGTGTAGTTCCTGCGCCGCGGCGATAATCAATACGCCAGGTGGATTCTCTGCAGTGTACTATATGGAAGATTGGAAAGAGGATTATGGATTACAATTGTTAAAGGCTGCAGGAATAAACGTAGAACGTCTAGGGCACTCGTAACACGTCCGTGAGTAACTTTTTGTATAATAACCCTAGTATATTTTACGGACGCGTTGCAAGCGAGGAGAAAAGGAACTGAGAGGGTAACGTTTTGGAAAAGTATATGAGTGGAGGAAGTATATGGCACAGATAAACATCACCACAACGCCTGATGAACAAGCAAAGGTACTTGAGGTTATAAAGAAGCTACATGGGCAATCTGTCCCAGTAACTACAATAGCTAGTAAGGCCGGCCTCAATCCTAACCGCGTGCGCTACATCATCGCTGACCTTGTAGAGGCTAACAAAATACGCCGAGTACCTACCAAAGCTTTTAACGCGCACTATATCCGCTATAAATATGAGCTGCTGTAGTCAGTTCTACGAGAAAAGTTTACGGCTGCATTATTTAGTGGTATAATGATACTATAAAGGAGAGTGATGACATGGCAACAATACAACCTAAACGGCAGGCAGTTATCCAAAAAGGTGTGGGGTATGCGTATTGCCCTACTACATTTGCTAAAGAGCACACGGTAGCAAACTTTTATGAAATAGATGATCCGCAGGAACTGCTGCGCTTGGTTAAACCATTCGAGTTTCGCGAACGCAAATTCATTACATTTGACACAGAGACCCACCCTTATTATGCCAATAATCATTTGGTGCCTAAGCACATTGTAAGACGCTGGGTAGGCAAGGGTAAAGCTGCTGTACCACAGGACTATCCATTCTGCATATCTATCTGCGATGGAACCAATGCTTATACAATGTACGACAGCATAGAGGCAGGCTTTCCTAAGCTTAAGCAGCTTGCACCGTTGTTTGAGGATCCTTTAATTGAAAAAATTGCGCAGAACTGGAAGTATGATGCTAACATGTTTGCCAACGTAGGTATGAAAATCATTGGTCGAGTTCATGATACAATCGTACTGACGAAGTTAACCAATGAAAATCGAACTTCGTTTGCGCTACGTGACTTAGTAGCCAGGAAAAAGGGCGGCATAGTTAAGTTTGAGTACATGGTAGATAACTACAAGTTGATGAATAAGGTATCAGACTACCGGCATATCCCGCGTGAACTGCTTACTCAGTATGCTAACGCTGACGTCTGGAATGCCTTTATCACCTTTGTAGATGAATATCCAAAACTTGAGGAAGACGGTCTTGTAGACCTGTATGACAAAGAGTGTGAAGCAATGATAGCTCTATATGCAATGGAGCGGTATGGTATGCCGATTGATCCTGAATATGAAGCGCCTTTGAAAACTGACCTACAGTCAATTACAGATGAAGCAGAGCGCCAAATATATGAAGAAGCTGGCGCCATGTTTAATATCAACTCAGGCCCACAACTTTACAAGGTTTTGGTGTCCCTAGGTGTTAACAGCAGCTGGATAGCTATGTCTGATAAAGGTAACCCAGTACTTGATAAAGATGCCTTAGCAGCGCTTGCTGATAAATATGACGTGTCTATAGTCAAAAAGATTCTTGAGTATAGAAAGTATGAAAAGCTATTAGGCACCTATGCAATTGGCCTTTATGACCAGCGAGATAGTTCGTATCATGTGCATTGCAATATTAACCAGACAGAGGCTACTACAGGTCGTATGTCAATTACTAAGCCAGCACTACAGACACTACCTAAAAAAGACAAACAGATTAGAAGAGCCTTTTTGCCCGAAGATAATTATACACTGTGGTTCATGGACCTTGACCAAGTAGAGTATCGTCTGTTTGCGCATTATGCTATAATTCCTTCTTTAATAGAAGCTATTAAAAATGGTAAGGATGTACACGCGGCTACTGCAGCACTTATCTTTCATATAGACCTTGACACATTAATAGAAAAGGTAGAGGCTGAGGACCCTGTAGCAGTAGAGGCTAGAAGCAAAGGTAAGACAATCAATTTTGCGCTTATCTATGGTGTAGGTATCGACCATTTAAGTGTATTGCTTAAATGTTCAGCAACAGAAGCAACAGATCTTAAGGCTAGATATTTTTCGCAACTACCAGAGGCTCGGACCTTTATTGCAACAGTACATCAAGTCATTAAGGTACGCGGTTTTGTAAAGAACTTTTACGGCAGGCGGCGCCGTCTTGATACTGATGATTGCTACAAAGCGCCTAATGCTTTAATACAGGGTTGCGCAGCAGATTATATCAAAGATAAAATGGTCAATATGTTTAAGTACTTGATGTATAATAACATGAAGACACGCATGGTTTTAATAGTGCATGATGAATTAGTCATAATGTCTCATAACCAAGAACAAAGCCATCTTCCAATACTTAGATGGCTGCTATCTGACTTCACGGCATTTCGGTGCCCCATCACCGCAGGCATTGAGAAAGGCAATCCATCATGGGGACAAAAAACTACTCCGGCAGATTTTGGCTTTGAAGAACCGACAGACAACGCTTATCTGAGCTACAATGTGTATGATGGCAAAGTATTCGACATTAACAAGGAGGTATGAACATGATCGTTAAAGCAACAATCGTTCCTAAACCCAAGGTTAAGAAAGCACCGAAGCCCAAGCGTATTTGGGACAACTATGAAGAAGTAGGAGAGATCCAAAAGTCTGACCGCCTTAAGTTCATAGTTGCGGTAGGAGTTCGAGACGGTGTTAAGTATCTTAACATTCGCGAGTTTTATCTTAAGAAATCAGAAGGTATATGGAAGCCAGGCCGCGATGGTATTTCTTTACCTATCAAACTACCTATCAACAAAGGCACTGAAATTATCATGCCGTACGAGGGTTTTAGGGACTTATTGGCTAAGGCCGCTGAGTTCTCAGAAAGCATCGCATTGTATGATGAGGCTAATGCACTATACTACACACCGAAGGAGAAGACTAATGAAGATTAAAGATTTGGAAGTGAGCAAGATCTACACAGTCCCGCTTGTAGTTATCTCTGCAACCGCTCGGGAGACCAAAGCTAAGAAGCCCTACCTGGCCCTGGATTTCTATGATGGCATCGAGAATATCAGCGGTAACTATTGGGACTGGGCCGGCAAGAGTATTCCTGAGAAGAATGCAATACTCAATGTTA